GTCTTCTTATACCAATCCTGTGATGATCTGGCGTCTATACCATAAGCTGTGCCAATAACTTCATGATCAACCGTATCTCTATTTTGAGCCATGTCCAACATAGTAAGGGATTTACCCCCCTTACCAAAATTTCCCCCAGAAGCCCTCACTTTACCTAAACTAAGTAAATCAGGTTCCCAATCATCCTCACCGGATTGACCAAATGTTTTTCTGTTTAGCTTTTTGTACGATAGCCCCAATGCTTTAACAAAATCATCCCACTCTTTTGTTCCCTCAACAACTTTATCTTGGAAAGTTGGATCGTCTATATCGTATGGGGCTATCCCATTTTCCCCATCACCTTTTTTGAGTTTTGTAAGCAAATCCCTAACAACATCATCCCCCCAATCTTTCTGTTGGGCAAGACTATCTACAACATCCCTAACGCTACCCTCTTTTAACTGTTCTTTATTGCTCAAACCAAGCAGTTGAGAAAATGTCTTCATATTTCATATCCCCAGCGTTGTTTTTAGTATTCCAGCGTAGCCATATCCCAGCGCATTACACAAGCGATTTTTGCAGGGGTATTGCCAGTTTCATATGACAACTCACCGAAGTTGATGCTTGTAAACCAAGCACCCTTAATTGACCACTTCTCAACCACGTTGCCCATACCATCCAACATTTTCAGGGAAATGTCTTTCTTATACATAACTGCATAGCCAGCCCTGCCAGTTTCTGCCTCGTAACACAGCCTTAACCAGCCCATAACCTTCTGGGCGGCGGAGGGGGCTATAGGATCCTTAAGCGCAATCGTCATCGTCTGTGGGACGTATCTACCAGCAATATATCGAATTGTATTGATATATGCCATTGGTATCTCTTCTACCGTCATGTTCGGTCTTTGAGCAGTTTCAAAGGTATAGCTGTCTATACCATCAATGCTCATCAACCATTGATATGCCTTCTTTGGCTCAAACTGGGTAGCAAGCATTTGGGGTAATTCTAATGTTTCCATTATTTGTCTCCAGATCTAAAAAGATTAAAGCTATCGTTAACTACTTCTTCCTTGGGCGTAATATCTCTTATCGTTATTTTAAACTTTTTTCCACTCGTTTTTACCTTTAGAATGTTATCGTGAGTTTGGTGTATGATGAACTCAACATCTTCTTCCTCAGTATATTTCCTGAGTGTTTCTGAAACCAATTCTGTAAACTCAGCTAGAGTAGAGATATCACCACTTTCAATGAGCTTGCGTAATAATTTTCTTTCAGAGAACAATGTCATCTATTTTTTGCCTTAATATACTCAGGGACTTTTTGTTCAAATTTATCAATACTAATTTTACCAACTTCATCAAACATTTGTTTAATAAGATCCCCGTCAATAAGTGTTTTACCAATATCAACTGAAGACTTATTTTTAAAACTCAGTTTTTCTGTAACAATATTTTCCCAATGATTATAACTAGGATCATCAGTCCCAGATATTAATATATCATAATTAACCTGATATGATTTAGATCCACCAAGAAACCCCTTTTCAGCTTGTATATTTAAGTTATCCATTTCTATTAAAAGATGCGACACGCCCACATCCTTTTTCATATGTGCATTACTAGATCCATCCAACATAACTTGTATAGAGTTTTTATCTACCCTAACACTATTCTCTGCGGCTAACCATTTCTTTCCACCGAAAATAGGTTTAAGCCACGCTTTGCTTATGCTATTATAAAACTCTTTCTTGTGTTTCTCCAACGCTTTACCTATCTCATCTGGGGAAATCGGCGTGGTCGCCTCACTTAAAACAGACTCATATATTATTGATAGTTTTTTCATTATTCGCCCAACACACCTTGACGTGTAATTACGAAATCAAAAATGAACTTCTCACCAGTCAGAGTCGGCTCAAGGATAAGCTTACAGTGGACTTCATTATTCATCTTCGTGGTCGGGGTGTTGTTTGATGAATCCATAATCAACTTGTAACTATTCAAGCCATTGCCCTGAACAATACGCACTAAGAAAGGGTTCGCTATATTCAAGAACGATTCAAACAACTGGTTGTTTACATTCTCAAATATCATATACTTTGAGTAACCAGAGAACGCTTTCTTGATGTGGTTAATCATTCTGCGAACATTAACACGATCAAGCGCACTTGCCTTAACCTGAAGGGTCTTTTGGCCCCACACGACGAAATCACCCTCAAGAAGCGCAATACAGTTAATCTGCCTATCGTATAATGTATTTCTATCAGTCACATTAGTCGTGGTTCCAATTGCCTTGATCTTCGGTGACAACACACCACGATTAAACCCAGCGGGGGCGTACCACGGTTGCGCCATCCTATCAGTAAGACCAAGCACCCCAAGCATCACTGCTGTTGGGTATAACACCACAGGATCTTTAACAGGAGTATTTAGATTCTCTCTGGTCATAACAGTTGGCCAGTAAATAGCACCGTAAGATGAGTCTCTGGTAAGGCTAGTCTCTCTCCAAGTTTTAGCCGTGCCAACAGTAGATCCACTTATGTCACCAATCATAAAGCAATCAGACCTGTTCTCAACCATATCAAAACCATAACCCAGAATTCCAGGGTGATAAATCCCAGGGATTGCCAAGTCTTTAAAGTCACAATCATCAGGATTTGATAGGGTATCCACTGCCGCTTCTAAAGAAGCAACTTCATAGCTCTTAACCCAATCAGATGGGTTACCATAATTGAATGTGGAAAAATCAGCTATCTTAAAGTTATCAAAAGGATCCCTATAATGAATGTTTAGACCATCAAACCCGCCAAAGAACGGAACAGTGAACTTTCCAATTTCTAGGCTATTGGACGAAATATATGATGCAGAAATGTTTCCGCTCATATAGTTATAAGTAAGATTACCATCAAGAGCAGGAGTTGCCGGAACAGAATGTGACAGGAAATCCAAAGAGAATATAGGATCATATTCCTTTGTAACTGCTGTCGGAATAAACCCAAGCCTATCACCCAAACTGCTGTACGAAGATCCAGAGGCATCTGTGGTGCTGAATCCCCAGCACACATAACTTCGGTACTGATTATCAATTACTTTAGACAGAGACACAGGAAGACTCGGAACAGTTGCCCCTTTACAAACTGTGCTGCTTATCTTAGGTATTGAAGCGTCATATCCCCACGGCAAAGCGCCTTTAGGAACGTTACCAGCCATCAGAGAAGGGTTCATAACGATTCTTATATAAGAACTCTTATTACCAAAACTTCCCTCACGGACAAGTTTCTTCTCAGTGGTGTCCCAGCGCACGTAGTTATCACCAATTCTCCTCAAGATATAATTCACATTAGTTGGATCCAAGGATAGCCCAGTAAAGCTCTCAAGGACAACTGGCTTTGCATCACTATCAGAGAACTGCCTAACACTAATAGAGAACGAACCGTACTCAGTAGCCTTAGTGTTAATGGAAGATTGAATGTTAGAAATTGTAACTTTAATGTTTGTATTCTCATATTCACCATCACCAAGAGCATGGAACTGGAATAGTGAATATCTTGTGGCATCTGCCTCGGAAGATCCATAATTTTGTGACTGTATCCAAGGAGTGTTTGCGTGAGTATACTCAGACAAATATGAGTTACCATTTGTAATAATAGAAGCTGAAACTCCGGTGGCATCCCCAAGAGAACCAGGGAATGAAAAATCTTTTGCAAGATAATGTTTGCTTGAAGACAACGAGTTCAAAGTTATGTCAGGATAAGCAGCCGGAACCGTGTTTAAAATCTTGCTCAATCCATTAGTGAAAGAACAAGTTTTTATCCCATAACCGGGTATGGTAAGAATAAAACTATCGTCTGAAACATTCCCAACACAAGTCAAAGTTCCTTTTGAATGCACAATAGCTGCAACAGATGAAGTGCCATTTGACCCAGTATATGTAATAGCATACGCACCACCAACTGCATAACCAGCCTTCCTGGCGCTGGCGTCACTTGATGGGGGGTTGATCCCCAGTGTCCTAACATACATAAATGGAGAAGAATCCATTAGGGTGTAATAAGCGCAATACGGCCCGTGCCTAAGTGGCTTACCATCGAAGCTTCTTTCGATACCACCAAACAAAGCCTCAAACTCTTCCCAAGTCTGAACTGTAGTCGGAACAAAGGCCCGACCTTTTGGGGAGGTTCCAACAGCAACTTCTGCGCGCCCCAGCACAACCTGCGGCACATAAGATTGATCGATCTCGTTAAACATTGTGCCCGGTGATGTTAAATTTATGGACATTATTAAAAATTCTCCTGTTTTCTTGACAGTTTAGTCTATATTTAATTATTTTTAGAGGTTGGGTTTATTCTGAAGATTGTATTCTTGGCAATAGACCCAACAAACTTTTCCTCGCTGTAGTGCAAATTGCCCTTACATCCAATATATAATCTATCTCGCCCATAAGGGGCTGAGTGTGAATAAGGTTTGATATTTCAAAGTAAACAACATTATCTGTCCCAATATTCTTTACTCCAACTGCAAGTATATCACCCTCCCGTAATTTTAGGTCATATTCCTTAAGCAAATCAGAATAAAAATCACATTGAATATTATATTGAGTATCATAGCTAAAAGAGTTAAAATTTTGGATAGGATCGTTATACATTATCCTGGCCCACATCATTTTGGGGCTCTTGAACACTTTATTTTCTGCTTCCCCATATACATTTGTAGTTGTTTTTG